TCTTATGCTTTCCCCTTTCCCAAGACTTTTCAGTGGCTTTTCCACCTTGCAAATCTGCTTTAGTTTCGTAATCGTACTCACCAATAGTGAAGTTAATTTTCACTTCTCCCGGTTCAGTTATTTCACGATAATATTCACCATTCAAAGCATTTTTGTACTTTGTGGTATTGGCCTCTGTTTCCTCATACTGGAATGTATCACCATGCACATTCTTCACCTGCTTCGTTGCTGCATTTTTCAGAATTGCGGCAACCTCTGCACCTGTCAGACCTTTTGACTTGTCTGCGACAGTTGCAATAGGTTCTGCATAATACAGTTCGTCTATTTCTACTGCTGTAATCATAATTTTCTATTTTACATTTAACACTTCAAATAAAATTCTCACATTCACATAATGACACTTCAAAGCTGTGTCCGCTTCCGTACCGATTGATTCAATTGAGTAACGGTAACGAGTACCGTCATAGGAGCTTACTACATCGTCAAACAGCTTGTTAGCTTCCCTTTCGAGTTCTGCCAATCTTATACGGTTAGAATAACCCTGAATGCGCGGTACGAATATATTCACCTCATTAAAGCTATTCTTCCAGTATTTACTTGGTATTTGCTTTTTCACATGGATGATTATCATTTCTCTTTCCAATCCCTTTTCAGGGTCTATATGTGGAAAATCTTCACTTTTACTGTCATCACCTTCAAAGACAACATATATCTCGTTTATACCAAGAGCTTTGCAATCCCGATGAAGTATATTCCCTATGGTTTGCGGTGTTATCATTATTCAAATTCCTCCTTTAATCGTTTATAAGCAAATAAAGCACCTTCACTCCTGACCATAAATCCATGACCTTCAACCTTAGATGCGTACTGATAACCATTAGGAGCGGTAGCATCATTATAGAGTTCCAAGCCTTCTTTTGATGCAGTATGTTTATTCGATTTACGCAGAGTACCACTTCTATCGGTATAGCTTCCATGTTCTTTATCGTATTCATCAGCTTCATAACCAACTTTATCTACAACTTCAAGAAATTCGGTTTCACCTTCCTCTATAAATGGCTCGAAATCTGAAAAATCAAAATCAACTTTTACATCCATAATTCCGAGTAGTTAAAGTAGTTTGTATTCTTCACCGCGTAAACCTCGCCTTGACCTCGCACGTTCTCACCATCCATACAGCGAACTTCACTACCCGCCTTAATCGTGATTCTCTTCTCGCACACTACATGGAAATTAGGACGATATACAGAGCCATTGTCAGAAGAAAACTCTTTCGTAGTGTTGTCATCACAACGGCACTTGCATATATCCTGCCAGCTCTCACCACCAGTTCCGGGAATGGGTCTGCCAAACTCATCCTTATCCATCGGAATGATTACCTTAACCTGCAATATGTGTGGAACAAATATCATAAGAAAGTCACTTTAGGTTTGCTACTCAGTTCATCTTTTAATCCGTACTGCTTACACAGAAGTGAATAGTAGTCCTTTATCCCTTCAAGATTCCAAGACATAGAAAAACCACTCTCACTGATTGAAGTGGCACGTAACAATAGAGAGGGGATGAACTTCGCAATTGCCACCGACACAAGACCGTAGCAATCCTCGTTCATCTCATCCTCTCCGCTTATCTTCGAGTTCAGACACATATCCAAAAGGTCAGCTTCCGACAATTGAATGCCGAAGGTCTGGAACTTCTGTTGTATGTAGCCGTTTACCGTCATCACTCGATACCTAATGCTTCTTTCAAAGCGGAAGTCTTTTCTTCGTCCAGTTCTCCTGCTTTAGAAAGAAGTGTTCCCTCTCTCATATTTGCAGTTACAGAGACACCGATAGACTTCAATGCTTCTACAACGTCTTTCTTTTCAAACTCCTGTTCGAAGAGAAAAATCCCCTTAGAGGCTTTCTTCTCTTCAATAACTTCGGCAAGTTTGCGTTCCGAAAGGTCTTTCACGCGGGTTTCGTCTTCAAAATCGAGGATTGTACCCAGATTGTACACTTCGCCAGTAAACTTGTCGCGGAAAATATCAATCACTTTAATCTTCATAGAATCCTCCTTATCCCTCCGGGACAGCGTTCATGGTTGATAAATCGAAATTCACAATCTTGTTCGGAGCGGTAAACTCAGGAATCCATTCAGCGGTGTATTCCATGTATCTACCTTCTTCGTCACGATAGTTACATACAGACATCTGGCCTTCAGAAGTATTGTAAGAACGTCCCGGAACGGGATCAGTCATTACATACGGCTTATGGTGGCGCATCTTCATCACCTTATCGGTACGCAACAGAGTGATACGGTCATCTGGATAAATCTGTACGTTCTCGCCTGCCTGATTTTCTACATAATCTTCCTTGATTTCAATTGCCGGAAGACCGATACCTGTAAATACGCTGGATGCCATTTGGTCTGTAACCAATCCGGCATTAACCATAAACTCACGCTCACCAAGAATCATCTTGAACTTATCCCCGAACTCGGAAGCACCTACAATGTTCTTCATAAACGTACCACGAGACATAATCATCTTGGAGAACACACCGTATTTGGCTTTCAATTTCTGAATCTCCTGCTGCAAGTAAGAGATAAATACATTCTTTGCTGAAGCATCAGGAGTAAGGAAGTGGAACGGTAACTCGATGTCCAACAATTCGATGTTTTCCTTATTATCGGCCAAATGAACCTGCGCCTTACCAGTCATCAACAATTCGGGAACGATAATATCCATACGCTTGTGCGGAGCAAGCAGGATTTGGCGGTAATCATCAACGATAAAATCAATGATTTCTTGCAAGATTGTACGCTGGTCGGCAGTATTGGCGGCATTGAACTTGTCGATGATGTCTTGCAATTGTGACAGACGTTCAATATCCATCTGATAACGGTCGCCCAAATAGGCGATTTCAGTATAACCGCTTCCGAGTGAGCGTCTTTCACGAATGGGCTTCTGGTCATTCTTGCCAAGAATGGAACCAGCAACAACGCCTGTAACTGTTCCCAAATAAGTTTTGAAAACACGCTGCTTGGTTTCCAAGAAATCACCGTATTGCTTCCAATAGATTGTATCCAATCTCAATTGGAGAACACGGTCAATAATCGCTTGGACGATATTAGGGTCTGTGAATAAAGTCTGTATAGTCAAATTCATAACTCTACTTTTTTATTATTAATACTCAAACTGAAAACGGGAAGTCAATCCGACCTTATCCAGTTCATGAACAGGAAGAATCAGCTTATTTTCCTTTACCTCATAAGCCTGCATCAGGAGAGTACAGAGAACAGCTCCGTCACTTTCAACTTTCTTCGCATCGTAAAGAACGAAGTTAGCAGTGTTCTTCTTCACTGTACCACCCACTGCGGTAGCCTCAAAAAGAACCGCATCCTTAGCGATATTTTCTCCGAAAGCCGCTTTGATGGTTAATACATCGTAGGCTTTATTGGACTTGTCAATAGATGCTACTTCCGCACCTTTCTTTCCGCTTCCGATAAACATGCCCACATAAGCCAGAGAATCCTTTGCTATCTTGATAGACAAAGCGGTTTCTCCGGTGGCGTATGCTTCAATAACTCTCACATTACGGACGGGAACGAGTGTCCGTTTCTTCAAGTCCGCTTGTACCGGGGTGAATACAGGAAGAGTAGAACCTACTACGAGGTTGGTAATATCCAACTTCCAAGGACCGCTCTTTCTGACACCTGTTTCAACACGGTAAAACTCTTCCGGCTTGTATTCCGGGGTTAAGTTATACTTAGTACCTGCTGCCATAAATTTTACTTTTTAGATTCAACAATTTCTTTTGTTCCTTCCGAAATCATACCTGCGATAGATTCGTTTTCTTTCTCAATCTTCGTTTCTGCTGATTCGGGAGGGGTTACGCCTTTGAAGCCGTCATTTGCGAACTCCTGTTTCAAGTCCTTGAAATAAACATCCAAGTCCTCATCGTCCTTGATGGCACACCTCTTGGCGTAGTTTTCGGGAATACCATACTCCTTTGCCTTTGCCATAATCTGCTCCTGCCGGGTAGCCTGTAATTTTTCTTGCTTTAAAGCGGAAAGTTCAGTCGAAAGATTCTTATTTGAATCAATCAAAGCTTGTGCCCATGCAGGTACATCATCTTTCTTGTCTTCCGGCTTCGGATTTGGGTTAGGATTGGGATTCTCGATTGGCTTACCGTCTTTAAGGTTATGCTTCTTCTCGTAGTTCTGAACAGAAGTACGGGTAGCATCCCCTGCACGAAAATCACCATAAGAATTTAACACGTCCGAAAAGCTAATACCCTCAACAATAGAGTTTACCTTTGTCTCGTCCGTTACACCCTCTGCCTTTTTAGTGGCAATTCGGGTGAGAATAGCAGCATCCACCCCAGTAAACTTGGTTTGGAGGCCCGCTAAGATTTGTTCTAAAATTGTCATACTGTATGAATTAAAATTTGAGCTTCAATTTGCAGAAGTAAAAATACCACCAATACAGATGATTAGTAAATATTTAAGCTCCCTATTCACGACAATGGTTCTATTGTCGTGAATACGGTATAAAAGTAAGAAGTAACTGGGTGGAAGGAAAATAATTGGAGGGGGAGAAAACCACAATTGAAAGATTGTGAGAAATGAATTTAAAAACCATATATTTGTGGTAAATTTAAAAAATCTAATTATGGATTATATGAATAAAGGCATCTGTATTTTTTGTGGCAAAGATACAACTCAAACAACATTTAAAGAAAAGCCACATACTATGCCTAAAAGTTTAGGTAGTATAAGTATTGGTGTTGATATTTGTGATGAATGTAATCACTATTTCGGCCAACCAGATGATTTAGTCTTTCCTAAACTTTGTATAGAGGTATGCGTCAAAGAAATATTTGGATTGATGAAAGTTCTGCTCAGTAGAGAAGATAATCCACAAAGATTAAAATCAATATATTTTGAGTATTGGAAATCAAAAAGAAAAATAGTTCTAAAATCACATTTTAAGTTTAATGATAGATTTCTTATAACATTTGCAAGACAATTCAAGAGAGGAATATATGAAATGTTCCTTCAAGAGCTTCATAAAATAACAGGTAACGGATTAGATAATCGATTTAATCAAATTAGAAGATTTGCACGCTATAATATCGGAGATATCCCTTTATACTATCTAGTAAATAATGGAATTATTCTTGTAGAAGACACTTCACATCCCAAGTTCTCTTTTTCCGAATCTCAATTTCAAGATATAGATACTTACGGCTTTTATACATTTATTTTATGTGGACAATGGTTCTTTTTAGAAGTAACCCCTAGGGCGGTACTTTCTCGTAAAGTTTTTCTAAGCAAACAATGTGAACAATTAAATGTAGGAGGAGCTATCTATTCTGATTTAATAAAAATAAAAAGAATCA